TCCTGTTACACTGACAACTTCTAATACTGGACCACCAAAAGCTGATGTAGCAAAATCCTTTCCTTCACTAAATCCATTAAGAGAAGTAGAAGTAAACTCTATAAAATCTCCTATACTTACATTATTATTTGTAAGACTAACAAATACTTTAGCATTACCTGTTGAAGTAGTAAAGTTTCCTATTCCTCCTGTACCTATACTAACGGTACTAACAATGGGAGTTATATCATAAAGTATAGAGCCATCTACAAGATACAATCTGCTTTCTGTTCCTACAGATAATAAATTCTGTGTATTGTTATTAGCCCACGTCAGTATATCTCTTACTATACCTGAGATAACCCCTGTGCCTATATCAAACTGACTATAGCCTCTAATATTTTCAGGTCTACCTTCTCTGAAACGCACGCGATCACCGTCAAACCAAGAACCTTCTTCAGAATATTGAGTAGATTCCTGATGAAAGCCGGGTTTAAAGTTTAATTTAGTTAGTGAAGATATCGTAGAAGCCATTAACTATCCTCTGTACTAATTAAGTATTATATAAAATCAATAGAAATTCGGTATAAAAACAACATCAATAGCAGTTGTTGCACGAACATTAAATACAAGTAAATCTATAGCGCCAGCATTCGTAGAAAGTACAGGGGGTACACCCCCACTAAACTTATAGGATGAGCCATATGACAAAGTATGTGAACCAGAGCCGCCTTGTACTACATATATCTGACCTGTCTGACCTATGGTTGGATTAGTAGGATTAGCTAAAGTTCTACTAGCTCCTATTGTAATATTGAAATTATTACCTGTGTTAAGATTTAAAACAATTGAGGCAGCATCACTCAGATTTGTACGAGGCATGATTCCTCTAGTAACAGAAGCATTGGTAATTGCTGCTGTTGAGACAGCTATGTTTTCAAAATCTCCTATTCGTGTTCTTAGATCATATACTGAAACCGGATTAGTACTGAAATTAACAGCCGCATTAAATTGAGCTGTATTACTAAATATATTTGTACCTGTAAAAGTATTATTAGTTGCAAGCCCTGCTGCACCCTCTGTTACACTACTGTATCCTTCTACAGGATGAACACTAACACTATCACAAATAAACTGAGATATTCTACCACTCTTTACTAGCTGACCTGAACCAGTTGCAGTCTTTAATGTTATTGTATTTGATGAAGGACTTCTTGTCGTCGTATCATTGATAACATAACTCTTACCTACAGCAGGGATAACAACATTAAGAGATGAAGTAATAGTTCCTTGAAGCTCAATAAAAGGTGACCTAGCTTGATCCACTCCTCCGTTAACAACGGTAAGAGTATGATTGGCAGCGGCTACAGATATAGTAGTATATTGTCCTATAGCATCGTCTACTAAATCAAGAGCATTCTGATTTAATCTAGCACCCCAAGTATTTGGATTCTCTCCATCCCCTTGCTTTTCTAATCTAGTTATACTGGTATAAGTACTTGCCATTGTGTATTCCTTCTTTTCCTTATAGAGAGTTTTCTATATCTGTAGCTAATTTGCCTGTCATAATTAAGTAACCAATAGTTTCTTTACCTTCTTGAAACGACACACCTATAATAACTGTACTAACTTTAGAATGGTCTTCATAGTAACCTATAATCTCACTAACTTTAAAAAGACCTGCTGGCCTTCTAGAGTAGCATCTAGATTCTAAGAATTTTAACTGTAGTACTTCTTGAACTTTACTTTGAGATTGTGAATCTGCAAAAGCTACATCAAGAATATCTCCTTCATGATCACAAAGAACAACAGCATAGATAGGTAAACCTACTTTCCAAAATTCATAAGAGTTATCCTGTGCTTTAGTTTCAAAAGTAAAGAATATAAAACATAGAAATATTAAAGAAAGAATATATATTTGGTATTCTTTTAGAGGTTTCATATCTATATATTACCTGCTTTTCTGTACATCTCTTGTGCTTTCATAGATAGTTGTTCTAGTACTTCTGTCTTATCTAGATCATCAGGATAATTAAATCCTAAGAGTCCTAGATACCTCCAAGTTCTTTCTCTCATACCATTAAAAGTTTTAGGATTAGCTAGATGCCTGAACTTACCTGCACATAGCTTCTCTAGTATTAAGTCATCTAACTCTTGTCCTGTTTCTGGTCGTAACTCATTTAAAAGTAAATCACTACAGAAGTAACACCCAAGTTTTTTACCTTTACATTGGCAGTCAGTAATAATATTTCTTAATCCTTGAGGTAACTTTTCTCGTTGGCTCCATTTACTTGACATCTCTTTTATTACTTGATCTCTATTTTCTAAAGTAGCTTCTTCCGTTAAAGACCAAGAAGGATGTAGATAATTATAATCTGAATCCTTTCGACTAATAGAAACTGACTTGTGTAATGAACCTATTGTATCTTCACCAGACTTACCACTATTTATAATATCAACTTTAAATTCTTTAGCAACTGTAGTATTAAGACTTCTCATATTATCCGAAGTACTAGTGTCTTCATTAAAAGGAGAGCCTTCTCTTATTGGTTCATAAAGAGGAGGATATTTTCTTTTGCATACTCTCTCTACAACCTCAAAGTCTCTAGTGTTTTTCTTTAACCATTCCACACCTCTAACAAAATGTTCTCTTTCAAATGCAGTATATTCATCTGAAGAATAATAAATATCTAAGAACAAAGCTACTACTTCGTGATCTGTCTCAGTTAACCAACGATATATACCATATGTACCATTAGTTCCTAGTCCGCTGTAGGGTACAAGTATTTTCATTATGCTATTATAGACCCGCTTACAGCGCCGTTATTTGTAAAGGAGACAGTCCTACCTTGCCACTGAATAGCTGCACCACCTGCACCACCAGTACCGGGAGTAAATACTAAACAATCCGCAATATCATTAGCATTAGAACTCGCACTATAAGAACCAGTTCCTCCGGTTCCTCCAAAAGCACCAACAGCCCCTGCAGTCCCTGTTTTTGTAGGAAGTTCGCAGTCAGTGCCTCCATCACCATCATCATGAGAAGTGGTTGTTCTACCTGCAGAACCACCACCACCTCTACCACCATTAATAGTACTGTTATTAATCCAGCTATGTGTAGCTGAACCTCCTGTTACAGTAGAATAAACAACTGCAGTACTTCCTGCGCCTCCGTTACCACCACCACTACCAGTAGCTCCCTCTCCTCCATAAATACTACCGTTATTAATTACTGCTAAGGTTGTATTCTGTTGTAAAGCACCAGTTTGAAAACCATTAGTACCTGTCATCTGTACACCAGCATTAATAGTTAATGTAATAGTTCTATCGGTTGTTAATGCATTATTAAAACCTAGTGCTTGAGCAGCCGCTAACACAACAAAATTAGTAGTGTTACCAGCAACAGTAATTTCTAAATTATTGTTCGGTACATCTGCTGAAGAACTAGCCACAAAAAGAATAGTATTAAACACTTTAAATTATTCCTTTGGATATTTGTCTTTGATTACTTGTATGTCTGCTTTCCAACCATCTATCCCGGTATGATAAATCTTGTCAAGTTGGTCAACTATCGAGGGATACTCAGCGGCCCGAAGCCTCTTGTATTCATCAGAGGCGGCGAGAGTCGGGTCGTGCGCGTCTACTACGCCTTTCAACAGGACACTTTGTTCCGCTGTTAAATTATCCCAGCCCTGAACATCCCCGTCGTCACCCCACGAGAAGGGCAAGCCCATTAAGCCAGCAGCCTTTATTTCCTCTAAAAATCTTGGTCCTATTGTCATTTTTTTCTATCCTTTAAACTGAACGGTGACGGTCGGCGAGGTGTAAAGTACGTTTGGCACCGGCATCACAAGCCATGTTGCTGTACCGGAGGTATATGTCGCGCCCATGAGTGTAGCTGAATGCTTTCCCACGCTCAGTGACTTGACGCCTGTCACACCGATTGGATAAATCAATCCAGTTGCGCTTTGGGAAACATTTAAAAAGTCTGCGTCGGCAGTGTCATCCCAACCAATCGTCGTGCCGTTAGCCACGTTGGCTGTTCCGTTCGATTGATTACCAGATATTATTGCTTGCACTTGGTCGTCG